TCAACGCGCAATGGGGATATCATTCAGACCACGTTTTTTCAGCTCTGTCAGCATATTAAGCCAGAACTTTGCACCTTCATTTTCGGTCTGCCACATATTTAATAGCTCTTTCTGGCCTTCGATATTGATACCCAGTGCTAGAAATGCGAATTTGTTAATGACGAGGCTGTTCTGCTGTGCTTTTAGGAAAATACAGTCAAGGTAAACAATGGGATAGACAGTATCAATTGACCAATTCTGCCATTTAACAACCTATTCCATCGCAGCATCAGTGACCTTTGAGGCCATCTCCGGCGAAACATCGGCGCTATAGCGCTCTTTGAAGGCAACAGCAACCTCACGGGTGGTCATACCTTTGGGCACAGCAACAGGATCTGGTTATCCATATCGATCTATTTTTCACCAATTGCGGTTCGAAGGAGTCGTTACAATCGCGGAAAGTGCGCACCATCGCCAGTAGAAACTGTCTTTGTCGAATAGCTGTTGCGGGCACTGACGCTTACTCTAGACTGGTTTTTATCATAGCCGATGTAGTAAGTCATTTCAGCATTGAGCGCTGCTTCAATACTGATTTTTTCAGCAGGCGATCGAACTGGTTGAGATCTTCAAGGGTTTTGAGATTTTCGACCAATTCGTTAGCCAGAGCCTATAATTGTTTTTCGTCCATAAAACAACCTGCTTTTGATGTTAGATTGAACATATCAAAATCAGGCAAATACACAAATTTCTAAACAAGCTCATATTACCTTGGCTTATGCTTTGACGGTCTTTTTATTTGGATTTATGGCTAGCCATCTGCTCCCTAACAAACTGATATAACTCTTGAAATTCACCATCTGCTAGAGCACTCGCTGGGATAACGGCTCCTTCACCATCAAAAGCAAAAATAAACATGTATTCTTCCTTGATATAGCATTCTTCTATATTTTGCCAAAATACCCTTATTAGAGTACCTTTCATAATACTGTCTATATATTTCCTATTAATTTTAATCTTAACTAGTCTGTCAGGATTACTTTGTTCTTTTTTCTCGTTTTTTTCTATGTAACGCTGCTCTATGCGAAATGTTATATACAGACATATCAATGAGATAATCAAGCCACAAAAGGAAAAAAAACCTAAGTCTTTAAGAACAGAAAATTCATCCAAAACTGAATAAGCCTCATATCCAATTATTAATAATACGCCCCCTAATGCAATCGATATCATTGAAAATATATTCCATAGCCTAGTGAATAACCTGTATGGCATTTTTTCTTTATCTATAACAACAGGCTGTTGTATTAGCTTTTGTATTTTCTCTACTTCCAATCTCGATAGTGAAAATTGAATCTGATAACGGCTTTTCATCAACCTTAGTTCCTTAATTAATCATGGAAAGTAAGCACCGGAATCAACAACGTGACTTGATGCTTAAATGCAATTTATTATTTATTGTTCCATTCCGCCAGCTTTTCTCTGCTACTATTTAGGGGTTGAAATATCTTGTCGGGAGTTGGTTGTCGCTGACAGTGAGGCATCAACTAAAGTGGGTCGTTCAAGGAAAGCGGCTTCATCCACAATATAAAAACTGGCACGATCCCCTCGCCCAATACCATCACCACACTCACCTGATATGATTGAGTCAGTATGAGGAAATTTTATTCTCATGTGGGGTGCATCTTTGGTTCTATCCCAACCGAAACGAAATTCAGCCGGTAGATAAGACATAAAGATACGGGCTTTTTCTAGCAACGATTTAGGCACGCCAATTTTATCGACGTACTCTTCTTTACGGCTACCGATACCTACGCTGATTCCGCGATTAAAATTACATACCGTACAAGCCAGACCAACTGTTAACCAACTCATTCCCATATCACGTTTTTTTTCCGTAACGCCTGGCTCCTGTGATTTCCATCGCTCCATTCGCCATTCAAACACCTACGTATAGCCAGGATTTTTAAAATCAAATGGAAATGGGATTGGCATAGTAAATTTCTTATCGTCATTACGCACTGCAAATCAAGCACCCATAATTAGTTAAAATCGATTGATAAGCTTAAAAATATCACTTAAGTTAGATAGAATAAATATAATCTTATAAGGAAATAAATTACGATGAACAAACTCGCTCTTTCGCTAATAATATCATATTGTTTTACCATTCCGTTCGCTCACTCCAAACCATTCAACTACGATGGGACTTATGGATCCGGCCTCGTCGCATTTACAGTTGTTAGCTTGCAAACTGCTATTGAAGGAACACCGGAATCTTACTACTTGCTCGGTGGCGCTTATGAATTTGGTATCGGGACAAATGTTAATATGACCGCAGCAATTAAAGCATTTGAAAAAGCCGCAGATTTGGGTTCTCTAAAAGCATTAGAGAAGCTTGGTTATATATACCACTACAGTAAGAACTACCCACATGACTACCAAAAAGCTTTTAATTATTACGAACTAGCAATCAAGAGAAACTCAGCTGAAGCATACTATGGTTTAGGCACTCTTTTCTTACATGGTAAAGGTGTTGATCAAGACGCTATCATAGCAGAACGTTACATTCGCAAGTCTGCTGAGGCTGGCTTTCCTGAAGCACAACTGGCTTTATCAATATTTTATGACCGAGGTTTTGTGGTTCCCAAAGATAAAAAGATGGCAAAATATTGGTCTAATGAAGCAGAAAAACAAGGCGTCTCTTTTTCTACAAGGCAAATGGAATATTCTATTCAAAAGTAACTAATTTGACATAATGGGTCTTATCTACACCCAAAATGTAAGAGCCATTATGTTAAATAGAATGATAATTGACATAATTATCCTGCTTATAGCCCAGGATATAATTGGCCCTCGTCAGCTAAATAAACCTGCGTTAAATACCACCGACCATCCTGAAAAATTAAATGATATTCATGAATAGGTGAATAACCATCTGGTACTAGATATTGCGTTGTGACAACGGCAATATTGTTAGTGTTCTTTACTGACAATATTTTCTCTTTGTTGGGGTCATGGCTTGATTCAGAGCCAAATGCAATAGGCTCTCCTACAAAATCAGGTAATGTATATTTAGTTAATAGTGTACGCCACGCTTTACCCGCTAAATCCATATACTCGTTAGGCTTAGAGTCTCTAAGACTAAATGCCTGATCATTCCATTCCATGTAATCCTGTTGAAACTGTCTAACCAAAATTTCAGGTGACTCATTAAACTTGGCAACAGATTGATTCATAAATAACCCACCCAAAAAAAGAACAGAAAATAAATACAATGCATAAAATCGATATTTAGACATGTTCCCTACCTGCTCAATCCAATATTTAACTATGCCTTTATATCATAATGCCAAAAATCTTACTGCTTTGACTTTGCTCTCAATTGCATAAGTTGCTCAAAACTCAAGTGACTTAAATCGATACCTGTTGATTGAATAGGCCCACCATCAGCACCGGTTATCTCAGTCTTGTTCTTAACCATTCCTAAATGCTGTGCAACCATTTTAAGCGCATCATCTTGATTACGAGTGATCACCTCAACACCAAACTTACCCTCTTTCACACCCGCAAATAAACGACGAGCTGAGCCGGTTAAGTCTCGCGTATCATGAAAATGCGCACGGCCAATACCAAAACCGTTGCATCGAGGGCAATCGGGATTAGGATCAAGCGAATTGTCATAACCGTAACCGCCATTGTCATTTGGTATCTTTTTCTTTTTAGCCCTAGCCTCAGTAACAGCGTCTCCAAACTCTATCACATCGCGCCACTGATAATTAAATCCAAAACCCCAACAATGACGACAACACAATCGACGATATTCAGTTAGTTCATTAACGTCTGCGGTCGCAATATCCCACCACATTTTTAATACAGCATCTTGGGTTATCTCGGTTCTGCGTTCTCGCTCTGCTAGCGCGTCCGCGATTGCTCTTGAAACCTTAGCATTTCTTAGCATTCGAGTAGCATTTACATAAGCTGTATTGCCTTCGCCTTTATAACCGGCTCGCTTATATGCAGCAGCTCGATTTAAGTCGATAAGATACTCGTTAACGAATTTGACTTGTGAGTCATTAAGCCCGTAGTTGCGCACATCAAAGGTATTTTCATCATCGTGCGCACTATCATGTTCTCTACTCTGCGCAGTTGGTATTGCGCTATTACATATAGACTCTTTTGCGCATTCTTTTTCGTGCGCAGTGCGCAATTTCTTTTGCGCAGATTGCGCAGCTGGCCTTTTAATATATCGCCTTGCTGTTGCGTAATTAAGTCCCTGGTCTTCACTCCACTCTTTAGGGGGTATTCCTGATTTAGCATGCTCGGTGAGGAACTGTTGCTGTAGCGTCCCCCAATCCGGTTTAGCCATCGTGTTTATCTCCTTAGCTCATTAAAAAGCCTATCAATACAAATAGACTTTGTGATGGGTTATATTGAAAACTGGAAAATCAATTAAATAGAAGGAAGGAATAATGGATACAACTACCGATCTATATAAAAAAGTGAAGGTTGTGAGTAAACGAACAAGTGCTTTTATTGCAACTCTTGCCTGTTATGCCGTCGCTAATGGTTTAGTGTGGTTTCTTGGGATACGAGTTTCATGTAAATATCCAGACCTTACAAATGTAGCTGAACAGGCTTGTGCTTTTTTTATTGCCATATTGTATATAGCGTTTATGTTAGATTTTTGCACTAATTATATCTCATTGAAATATTTAAAATTAGAAAAGAAAAATATAATCCCAATTATCTTATATATTCTAACTATTGCCGCTATTATTCTTGCGTCATGGGCATATATTGCATCTATATACCAACCACTATTTTCCTTTTCAAAAGAAATTTACCAGTGCACTCGATAGCATTAATGCTAAAGACATTGTTTTTTGATGTAATCCTGCAACCCCTTAATCATTTGCTCTGACTCTGCAATTCGCTCTCTGAGTAACCAATAATTTCGGATAGCGGTGTCAGTAGGTCTGGCGGTGATTGCATCATCCAAGCCGGTGGCGGTAGTGCCCTCGGCTTTTTTACAACTGGCTTTGATGTACACCCGCTCAGGATTGCGCTCAGCAGCAATACGCAACTTATCAATTTCAGCTTTTGCATTTGTTAGCTCTTGGGTATGTTTAGTGTCGAGTTCGTGAAGGGAGTTAATGCGCTTTTCGTAGTTTTGAATACTATCAATAAGCTCTGAATTTTCTTTTTTCAGTAGCTTGTTGCTATCGTGAACAGTAACAACCCACCAGCCTAATATCACTACCATGATAAATAGCCAAAATGACTTATCGAATTTCATAATGACCTCTGTAAGCATTAAGCCGGATATGATTTATGTGTTAATTGGAAATGAGGACCATCTTTAAAGCTTTTCCAGTTTCCGCCCCACTCCAGATCGACATTAAGCTCTTTGGCAGCTTGCAACATTGCATCAGCAACTAACTTGAACTTAGACCAATCGTTCCACGGAATTTCACGATTAACCAACGGTGCGCAGTCAACAGCGTGTCCAGTTAAGTGGCGACTATTCATAGTCTGGCTAGCGCCATTTTTCACTAATTGTCGTTGGCGAGCTTCAGTTCGCTTACCTTCGATAACCATAAAATCAATATTGGTTAACTCGATCGCTCGACGGGTCACTTTAACTAAGTCCGGATGAACACCACGTAAATTCTCTTCACTGCGTTTACTGAATTTAAATTTACTCACCTGATACCTTCCTTAAAAAACGCTTTTCAATTGTTTTAATGAGTTCAGCACCAGACCAGCCAGCAAAGCCAGCTGCTCCTCCAGCTATTTCAGGAACCCATTGATAGTAACTAGATGCAAGAAATACAATTGCGCCAGCAAATACCGCAACAATTGCTTGTAAGATAAAAGTCCGCCAGCTGAACCTCTCTCCGTTTAAAACCTTATATGCATAGCTGGCAGCCACGCCGAGCATGGTCATCAATAAGATAAGCACCTCGCGGAACCAGCTATAGTTATTTGGATCTCTATGTGGCATACGCATATCCACCCCCGATGGAGTGTTCCATGATTTAGTTAATAGGTAGCCAACCGCAACGTCATTGCAGTAATTAAACGTGTTAATAGTGATTTGCGGTGGCTGTATACGAAAAAGGCCGCACTAGGCGACCTCTTGGTTAGATGTTTTGCACTATAATAATGAAAGGGTTAGTCTATGCCCCATTGCAATAATAGCTTGATTAATAGTGTCAATTTTAGTTGAGTGTTGAAGATTAAAAAGCCGGGTGATTTCCTGCTTTTTAACTCCCATCTCTCTCGCTAGATCTGACTGTGTTAATTTTGAATCAACCAATCAATCAATCAATCAAAGATACTCACTTAAATACAAAAAACACATTCCATTAAATATTTTAATATTAATTAGCTTTTGTTGCTTTAATTAACTACAGTTAAATTGAATTTCAAAAACTTAGTCTATTAATAAAATTTAAGCGAGGTTTTTATGGAAAGGCGCCGTTATATAGTTTTCAATGTTAAAGGGTTTTCTAGTATATATAATGACTTTGCGGGGGAGGATATTCCTTTTAGGTTAATGCTAGAAAGAGCTAGCGGAGGGACAGAGGTGGTTAATTTAAATCTACACTCAAAACTTGACATGATGTTCTACCAAACACTGCTCTCATATTGCTATGGATCGCCATCTTTTTCAAACCCTAATAATTTATTAGGCCCTAAGTATCTAAGGGCTGGAATTTCGTTAGATGATAGCGGCCTGATTGGCTTTGATATGTCAAACAACATTATACCAGACAATGATGTATATGACGATAATTAATAATTAACAATAAATAATCAACTTTCGATATTTAAGCCATTTGATACTGAATGGCTTTTTTCTTTAATTCATCTAATTACTAACTTTAATCATATAGATATGCTTAATTCAGCAATAAGCCACTTAACAATATCAATAAATTAAACCCACTCGAACTCATCAAACCCCTCAAAATCATCAAACATATATAAACCTCTATAGTGCGAAAAACCCCGCGATTGCGAGGCCTTTAATTGGTTTAATGCGACTAGGTATAGAAAGTCCATTATCAGGAGATAATAAGCCAATTTTATGCAAAAATCAAATTTCTCTGTCTATTTGGTTACTTTGCTAAATGCTTGCTCCGCTATACTTTCCTCAATAAGGCACTTGCGGGATAATTTGTCATAGAAAGGCTTCCAATTGCGTGACCACGATGATTGAGTCAAATCAGGTACTAAGTGCTTTATCGCATTATACGCCACAGACGACGGTACACGGTTGAACCCCTTACCAGCGCAACGAGGGCAATCTTTAAATACAGGCACGCCCTGCAGCTTAGTTTGAATGTCATCTAATACCTTACCTCGCCCTTTGCAGCGGCAACGGTGCGCTATTTGCCCCTTTCCATTGCAAGAAACACATAACTCATCCACCTTTTCATTTTCAATCCATGGCTCAATAACCACTGTTCCGTCTAGTCTCGTTATACCAGGATGTTTGACTACGTCCTTACGCTTATAAATAAGGCCCTTACCGCTACATGCTGAACATGGAAAAACTGAACCTGCTGAACGGGCATAATCTTCAAATGCCATCTTGGCCAGAATAATTAAGCAACAACCCAATTCCTTACCCGCGGCTTTACGAACTAGTTTAGGTGCTACTTTAAGTGCATATTGGGTCAGCGCCTCTACTGTAGAAAATTTATCTTCTTCGCTGATATCATTCTTCGCTAGAAAAGCCGTCATACCGAACTTAGCTTGTGATTCAGTCATCCCCATAGCTGCCATGATATCTGTTCCCGTTATTCGGTCAGGAGATGTACAACCTGCTACATTACCGAATGTAGGTGACTTAGGGTGAAAGTTTTTAAGTGTATTTTCGAGTTTCATTGGTTCACTGCCTATTACATATCAACAATATTTTTTATATGGTCATCAAGTGCGACAAGCACGCAGCTCCATCACTTCTTTTTGGGTTTGCTCGAGTAGTTCTGCTTCTGTGCCGTGAATTTATTGTCACGTCTTGGGTGCTGCATGAAAACCAGTATCGTAGCTAGCACGGTGGTGAGGTGGACATAACGGCAAAACATCTTTGTGGCTAGCTCGTTGAGCCATACCCTGCCCTGTTCGTGTATGATGGATTTCCGCAGGAGTTGCCCCATATCCCATATTGCGGCAGCAAACACAGCCAAGTTCGGCTACATCTGATAACCACTGCTTCTCTTCTTTGGTCTTTGTTTTTGGGTCATTGGTCTTGCCTCTAGGTAAAATCCAATAGTTGGCCAGCTGCATTTTCAGCAGCTTGTTGGGTGGGAAATTTACGGAATAGAATGAAGTTCCAAAGCACATCGAGTGTGGCTTTGTAGAGTTCGCCAAAAGCTAGGCCATCCATTCTTGCAAAGCTGATTGATTTAGCGACACGGCGTAGGCTACCGTCTAGCATTTCAAAAGTTTCATAACGACCAGATTGCTCTACTACCCAATAGCGGAAAGCATCAAAGGATTTGGTTGCTGGGATATTGTGAGCGCGTTTTTGTGCTACATCGTCTAAATAAACATCTGTAGCTGACTGAAGGGCATCATCATTATCGGTGTAGTAAGCAAGGAATTTAACGTAACCACGCACTGCTATCTGTTTCTAAGCTGCCTATACGGCAGTGAACATCAGCAGAACAACAAGCCAACATGTATATATTTTCTAAGCTGCCTATACGGCAGTGAACGAAAACATGATCCAGCAGGTGTAGTACATAAATTTCTAAGCTGCCTATACGGCAGTGAACTGGCGATGTCTTAAATATATTGTTCGCATTTTTTTTCTAAGCTGCCTATACGGCAGTGAACTCCCAATCGCAATTTAACGAGTCGTCTTTTTCTTTTTAAGCTGCCTATACGGCAGTGAACTATAAATTATCATGAAAAAAACCATGTTCAACAATAAATTACATCTGATTTTATGAAAAATACCTTCTATATTTCAGTGATTCTTAACACATTGATTTTTAATCAATAAATTTCAAGTGAAAAAATAAAGGGTAAAAAAGAGGAAAACAGTGCATCTTCTATACCCATCAAAATTAATAGTGACACGTTAAATTTGAACTATCTGTGAGACTTTGTGACATCAATTTTAGCCCGTGTCACCCATGAGTTACCCAGCATTTATGAGCCTCACTTAAATAACTATCAGTAGCTGATCATTACCTCCCTTACACATTTTTTATTCAGCGCTACCGAGCGGACACAATGAACAGCCATCAATGCTCACATAAAAAGATAGTTGGCTACGTTGTACTGCTCCCTGCCTGACCTACATATTACGCAATTTCTTGGGAGAATCTCTAATCCCTGTTCACCAAGAAATAGCTCTATCTTAGTCACACCTAATTCCTTTTGTCGTTTGCGTTTTTCTATTTTACGTTATGCGGCTTTTGCCATTAGTCCCGTTTCTTCATTTTAACTACACTAATGCACGGAACAAAAACGTTCAATAGATAGCTCATCGACCCTAGCGCCACCTAAATTTGCCAAAAATGCTATTGTTGAAAGCACATCTTTTTCGCTTGTTGCGACAAAAAGAGTTATGAAAGATTGTTGGTTCCATAAACCACTTGCTTTATAAACCGATTTTTTCAT